CCGATGTGCTTCATATTCCGGGACTTGGCTTTGACGGACTGGTGGGTTACTCCCCCATAGCGATGGCAAAGAATGCCATCGGCATGGCGATTGCCTGCGAGGAGTACGGTGCCAAGTTCTTTGCCAACGGTGCGACACCCGGCGGACTTCTGGAATATCCGGGAACGGTCAAAGACCCGGAGAAAGTCAGGGAGTCTTGGAATAAGGGATTCGGCGGGAGCAGTAATTCCAACAAGGTGGCAATCCTTGAGGAAGGCATGAAGTACACACCGATTTCCATTTCTCCAAATGAAGCACAGTTTTTGGAAACAAGAAAATTTCAAATCAACGAGATTGCTCGAATTTTCCGAGTGCCGCCCCACATGGTCGGTGATCTGGAGAAATCGAGCTTTTCTAATATTGAGCAGCAGTCTTTGGAATTTGTGAAATACACCTTGGAGCCGTGGCTTATCCGATGGGAACAGGCTATGGCAAGGGTACTGATTTCACAGAATGACAAGGCTGCATTTTTTATCAAGTTCAATGTGGACGGACTGCTCCGTGGGGATTATGCAAGCCGTATGAGCGGCTATGCCACAGCAAGGCAGAACGGCTGGATGAGTGCCAATGATATCCGTGAACTTGAGAACCTTGACCGCATCCCTGCGGTCGATGGCGGTGATTTATACCTCATCAACGGCAACATGACCAAGCTGTCAGATGCGGGAATATTTGCAGCAGACGGAAAGGAGGAAAAATCCGATGAAGAAGTTCTGGAACTGGAAGAACAGGACGGTGACCAATCAGGAAACGCAGGAGCAGACACAGGAGAGGACGCTGTTTCTAAACGGCACAATCGCAGAGGAAAGCTGGTTTGACGATGATGTCACACCACAGCTTTTCAAGGAAGAACTGGAGTCTGGCAGCGGTGACATTACTGTCTGGATTAACAGCCCCGGCGGTGATTGTGTGGCGGCCGCCCAAATCTACAATATGCTGATGAACTACAAAGGCAGTGTGACGGTCAAGATTGACGGCATTGCGGCATCAGCGGCGAGTGTCATCGCAATGGCAGGAACGAAGGTGCAGGTCTCCCCTGTGTCCATGATGATGATCCACAATCCTGCTACCATTGCCTTTGGAGATACAGCGGAGATGGAGAAAGCCATCGCCATGCTCTCCGAGGTAAAGGAATCCATCATCAATGCCTACGAAATCAAGACGGGACTGTCCCGAGCCAAGCTGTCGCACCTTATGGATGCGGAAACTTGGATGGATGCAAACAGTGCCGTGGAGATGGGATTCGCAGATGAAATTACACAAAGGAGCAGTACGGATGCCGTAGAAGCTCCGCAGGTCAGCATGGTGTTTTCCCGTGCGGCTGTCACAAATTCCCTTATGGATAAGCTGGCAGCTAAGTGCAGAATCACACAGAAAACGAAATCAGAAACCAAACAAACCACAGCCGACTCCCTTATGGAGCGACTGGACTTAATGAAAAACTGGAGGTAAGAGATTATGACTATTTTGGAACTGAGAGAAGCACGTAACAAAGCATGGCAGGGTGCTAAGGCATTCGTAGAAAGCAAGCGTGACAAGGACGGTCTGCTTTCTGCGGAGGATGCAAAAGCCTATGCCGATATGGAAAAGAAAATCAAGGATTACAGTGCAGAGATTGAACGCATGGAGCAGATGGAAGCAATGGAGAATGAACTGAACAAGCCTGTGAACACTCCGATTGTCGCAAAGCCCATGACGGCTGACAATAAGGAAAAGCCTAAGACTGGCCGTGCATCTGACGAATACCGCGAGGGTATGCTGAAGGCACTCCGCACCAATTTCAAGCAGGTGTCCAATGTTCTGCAGGAAGGTGTGGATGCTGACGGCGGCTACCTTGTGCCGGGGGAATATGACCATCGTCTGATTCAGAAGATGGAGGGTGCAAATATTATGCGTTCCCTTGGTCATGTTATCACGACCAGCGGTGAGCATAAAATCAACATCGCTGCCACCAAGCCTGCGGCTGCATGGATTGAGGAGGGCGGTGCGCTTACCTTTGGCGATGCGACCTTCGACCAGATCCTGTTGGATGCCCACAAGTTGCACGTTGCCATCAAGGTGACCGAGGAGCTTCTGTATGACAATGCATTCGGTCTTGAGAATTACATCATTGATGAGTTCGGTAAAGCACTGGCAAACGCAGAAGAGGATGCATTCCTGAACGGTTCCGGTGTAGGTCAGCCTTTGGGTCTGTTCGCTGAAACTGGCGGCGGTACGGTTGCAAAGACCGTTGCAACTCTGACTGCGGACGATATCGTCAATCTGATTTACGCTTTGAAGAGAGGTTACCGCAAGGATGCGTCCTTCATCGTGAATGACCAGACCATCGCTCAAATCCGTACCTTTAAGGACAACAACGGAGCCTATATGTGGCAGCCTTCCCTTCAGCAGGGTGAGCCGGATAAACTGCTTGGCTATCCTGTGCATACTTCTCAGTTTGCACCTGTGGATGCCATCGCTTTCGGTGACTACAGCTACTACAACATTGGTGACCGAGGCACCCGTTCCTTCAAGCAGCTCGTAGAACTGTTCGCAGGAAATGGCATGATTGCCTATGTAGCAAAAGAGCGTGTGGACGGCAAGCTGATTCTGCCGGAAGCTGTGCAGATTTTGAAAATCAGCGGTGTGGCAGCAACTGCGAAAACTGCAAGCAAATAAGAAACCTGTGGTGCCGTCCTTCGGGGCGGCACTGCTTATTTTATGAGAACGAGGTGGTGACAGATATGATTGTAACCCTTGAAGAGATGAAGCAGTATCTCCGCGTAGATTTCCCAGATGATGATTCGCTGATCGAGTATCTGCTTTCCAGTGCAGAGAAAATCTGCATGGATATCATGCGAACAGATGATTCTAATGCGCTTAAATCTGAGCCAAATGCAAAGACAGCGGTTCTGTATACGGTGGCCTATTTATATGAGCATCGTGAGGATGCAGACCATCATGCGCTGATGATTACCCTTCGAGCCTTGCTCTTTGGCAGCAGACGGGAGGGATTCTGATGGATATTGCACTTTTGAATGTGAGGGTGGTATTCCAAAAATCCACTGTAGCTGTGGATGCCATCGGCAATCACAAAAATGAATGGACAGAATTCTATTCCTGCTATGCCACGGTCAGTGGAGAGAATGGTAAGGAAACCACGGCGGCAGGAATTACCGTGGATGATTCCGATTTGAGTTTTTCTGTCAGATACTGCCGAACCGTGTCGGAAATCAATAACACGGAATATCGGGTCCTTTTTGGCGGAGAAATTTACAACATTCTGTCAGTTGACCACATGAATTATAGGAACAAGTCTGTAAAATTCAAATGCCAGAAAGTGAGGCGGTAATATGGCAAACAACAGCATCAGTCCAGATCAGCTGGCAGCTGCCGTTATGGAGGGGCTGAAGGAATACGCTGACCTTGCTGCGGATGATATGAAAAAAGCGGTTAAGAAAGCCGGGACATCCGTGAAGAAAGAGATACAGCAGAATGCTCCATCTGATACGGGTGCTTATGCAAAAAGCTGGGCAGTGAAAAAGGAAAAGGAAACCTCAGATTCCATTCAGCTGATTGTCCATTCCAAGAACCGCTATCAGCTGGCACATCTTCTGGAGCATGGTCATGCCAAACGTGGCGGCGGCCGTGTGGCGGGTAAGGCACACATTGCTCCGGCAGAGGAGAATGCAGTCCGTCAGCTGGAGGAAGAAATCGAAAGGAGTCTGCAGAATGGATAAGCTGATACAAATCATGAACGAGGTGGGAATTCCCTTTGCCTATGACCATTTTGCTGAGGGAGAATCGCCTGACCCGCCGTTTATCTGCTATCTGCTCCCCGGCAGTGACAACTTTGCTGCAGACGGCAGAGTGTATTACAAGATAAACGATGTGAATATTGAACTGTACACCGACACCAAGGACTTGTCGGCGGAACAGAAACTGGAGGATGTTTTGGATAAATACGGCATCTTCTATGCAAAGTCCGAAACGTGGATCGACAGCGAAAAGCTGTATGAGGTCCTATATCAATTTGAAATGGAGGGTTTGAATCATGCCTAAAAAGAATAAAGTAAAATTCAATATCTGCAACGTGCATTATGCCCTGCAGACACTTGCCGAGGACGGAACGATGTCCTTTGGCACACCTGTCCCTATGCCCGGTGCAGTTTCCTTGGCGCTGGATGCAAATGGTGAGCCGTCCAACTTCTATGCGGATGGATATGCATACTACACCATTTCCAACAACATGGGTTATGACGGTGATTTGGAACTGGCGATGGTGCCGGAGAAATTCCGTACTGAGGTGCTGAAGGAAGAACTGGACAGTAACAAAGTGCTGGTAGAAAACGCAAATGTGGAAACGGCAAACTTTGCACTACTTTTCGAGTTTGACGGTGATGTGAAGAAAATCCGTCATGTGCTGTATAACTGTGCAGCCAGTCGTCCGAGCATCGAATCTCAGACCAATGAGGATGAGATTGAAGTGCAGACGGAAACATTGGCTCTGACAGCGACTCCGCTTGCCAACGGTTATGTGAAAGCAAAGACCGGGGATGATACTGCGGATACGGTATATCAGAACTGGTACAGTGCCGTTTATCTTCCGACTGCGGAGGAAACACAGCCTGCAGAACCTGCGGTGCAGTCTGCATCCGTTTCTGCAAAAGCAAGTACAGCTGCCAAGACCACAGCTGTGAAGGAGGGTTAAGCTATGAGCATGAAACAGAATATTGAGATTGATGGTAAGCAGGTGCCTTTCAAGGCATCTGCCGCCATTCCCCGTATCTATCGCATGAAGTTCCATCGTGATATTTACAAAGACCTTCGTTCCTTGGAGAAATCGGTCGGTGACGGCAGCGAGGAGAATTCCAATTTGGATATGTTCTCCCTTGAAATGTTTGAGAACATCGCCTATATCATGGCAAAACACGCTGACCCGACTATCCCGGATTCCCCAGAGGATTGGCTGGATGGCTTCAACACGTTCTCAATTTATCAGATTCTGCCCCAGCTGATTCAGCTATGGGGACTGAATACACAGGCGGATGTCCAGTCTAAAAAAAAACTTCGCTCAACTGAGCGGGAAATGACAACCCCCTTGTTTCTGCTCCGATGCGTACAGCTTGGTCTGTCCATCTGTGATTTGGATTTGCTTACGATTGGCATGGTCAACGATATGTACGCAGAGAGCAGGAATGATGATTATAAGTACAGAGAGGTCGCAACACAGGAGGACTTCGACAAATTTTAATATACACAAATTTGAGTAAAAGTGCATCGGCTGTTATGGTCGGTGCTTTTATTTTGCAGAGAGGAGGTGCTTTCAGATGGCAAACAGAATCAAGGGTATTACAGTGGAAATCGGTGGCGATACCACAAAACTTCAGACTGCCCTAAAGGGTGTCAATGGAGAAATCAAAAACACGCAGGCACAGCTGAAGGATGTGGAGAAGCTTCTGAAACTGGACCCCGGCAACACAGAGCTGCTTGCCCAGAAGCATAAACTTCTCGGACAGGCTGTAGAAGAAACCAAGGATAAGCTGTCTACTCTGAAAACAGCAGCGGAACAGGCTAACACGGCACTTGCCAATGGTGAGATTTCGCAGGAGCAGTACGATGCCCTTCAGCGTGAAATCATAGAAACAGAAAATGATCTGAAAAAGCTGGAGGAGCAGGCGAACCAGTCTGCCACGGCAATGCAGAAGATTGCGGCTACAGGCGAAAAGCTGAAAACCACAGGAGATAATATTGCGGGTGCCGGAAAGAATCTGCTCCCAGTTACAGCGGCAGTCACAGGACTTGGAACAGCAGCAGTTACTACGGCGGCAAACTTCGAGTCCTCTATGTCACAGGTGCAGGCTACGATGGGCATCACCAAGGATTCCATGTCACAGGTGGATGGGCAAACTGTCAATACGATGGATACCCTCGGAGAATTAGCAAAGAAGATGGGATCGGAAACGGCATTCTCTGCATCGGAGTGTGCCGAGGCACTGAACTATCTGGCTCTTGCCGGATATGACACGCAGGAAATGTGCGATACCCTGCCAACGGTTCTGAACCTTGCGGCGGCGGGTGGTATTGACCTTGCATCAGCATCGGATATGGTTACCGATGCTATGTCTGCCCTTGGTATGGGTGTAGATGAAGCCGGAACAATGGTTGACCAGATGGCAAAGACGGCATCGACTACCAATACCTCTGTGGCACAGCTGGGCGAAGGTATCCTTACTATCGGTGCAACGGCAAAGTCCGTCAAGGGCGGTACTGCGGAACTGAACACAGCTCTTGGTATCCTTGCCAATAACGGTATCAAGGGTGCAGAGGGCGGTACGCATCTTCGTAACATTATCCTATCCTTACAGAACCCTACGGATAAAGCGGCGGCAAGCATGAAATCCCTTGGTGTGGATGTATATGATTCACAGGGCAATATGCGAAGCATGAATGACATCCTTGGGGATCTGAATAAGAGCATGGATGGCATGACCTCCGAAGAAAAGTCCAATATTATCAGCAACATCTTCAATAAAACTGACTTGTCCTCCGTCAATGCTCTGCTTGCCAATACGGGCGATACTTGGGATGATTTACAGCAGTCCATTACGAACAGCGGCGGTGCAGCACAGCAGATGGCAGATACACAGTTGGATAACCTGCAGGGTCAGCTGACCATTTTGAAATCTGCTCTTGAGGGTCTTGCCATTTCCTTTGGCGAACTTCTGATGCCTGCCATCAAGCAGATTGTCGGCTGGGTGCAGAAGTTTGTAGACTGGCTCAACGGCATGGACGAGGGTACAAAAAAGGTTGTAGTTACCGTTGCTCTGTTTGCAGCGGCACTGGGGCCTGTGCTGATTATAGTCGGCAAAGTCATCTCAGCAGTCGGTACAATTATGACCGTTGTTCCGAAGATTGCGGGAGTGATTAAAACTGTGCAGGGCGCATTTGCAGCCCTCAATGCCACGATGCTTGCCAATCCTATCATTCTGATTATTGCAGCGATTGCAGCACTGGTGGCGGCATTTATTTATCTGTGGAATACAAACGAAGATTTTCGGCAGTTTTGGATTGACTTGTGGGAGAACATCAAGGAAGTGGCCATTGCCGTATGGAATGCCATCAAGGAGTTCTTTGTAGCTGTATGGGAAGGCATCAAATCTGTTGCTGAAACGGTATGGAACGCACTGGCATCCTTTTTCACTGGCTTGTGGGAAGGCATTAAGACTGTATTTACTACGGCAGTCACAGCAATTTCCACCTTCCTGTCCACGGCATGGAATACGATAAAAACCGTGGTGACTACAGTATTTACGGCAATCCAGACCTTTTTCACTACGGTATGGAATACCATCGGCACGATTGTGACAACCGTGGTCACGGCAATTCAGACATTCCTTACCACAGCGTGGAATGCCATCAAGACAGCGATTACCACGGTTTTGACAGCCATTCAGACGGTGGTAACTACGGTATGGACTGCTATCAGCACCTTTATCACAACCATCGTTACAGCAATCCAGACCTTTCTGACTACGGCTTGGAATACCATAAAGACGGTCATTACCACGGTGCTGAATGCGATAAAAACAGTATTCACAACCATCTGGAATGCAATTAAAACGGTCATTACCACTGTGGTTAACGGCATTAAAAATACGATTACCACAGTATGGAACAACATCAAGTCCACGGTCTCCTCTGTGGTTAACGGTATCAAGTCGGCTGTAAGCAATGCCTTTTCTGCTATGTGGAACGGCATCAAAAGTACCATCAGCGGTATCTACAATACCATCAAGGGTGGCTTTGACAAGGCAGTCGGCTATATCAAAAACCTTGCATCCTCTGCCTTTAACTGGGGCAAGGATTTAGTCATGGGCATCGTAAACGGAATCAAAAGCTGTATCAGTGCGGTAGGTGATGCCGTCAGCGGTGTGGCAAATAAAATCAAGTCCTTCCTGCACTTCTCCGTGCCGGACGAGGGTCCTTTGACGGATTATGAAACTTGGATGCCGGACTTCATGAGCGGACTTGCCAAGGGTATCGAAAAGAGCAAGTGTATGGTGGCAAATGAGATGGACGGTGTGGCCGCTGATATGGTGGTCAATCCGAAAATCAGCACGGCAGATACCAGTGGAATTCTTGGAGGTGCATCCGCAGGAGATACCCTTGCTGGTATTACTACAGCAATTACCGAAGCACTGGCAGGTGTGGGAGGTCAGGGCGGTGACATTGTTATCCCGGTTTACCTTGGCGGTACGATGCTGGATGAGGTTGTAGTCAATGCCCAGCAAAGAACGAATCTAAGAAGCGGAGGGAGATAAGCGATGGCATTTATACAGTATTTGAAATTTGATAATACGGCTCTCCCTCTGCCGGATTCTTATGATCTGGATTTAACGGATGTGGAAGCAGACTCCGGCGGAGAAACAGAAGCCGGAACAACACAACGTGATGTGGTAAGAGCAGGAGTGGTCACGATTGGAGTTTCCTTCTCCGTCAGTGCCGCATGGCTGAAACGTCTGACGTCTTATTCCAAACAGCCGAAGATAGCTGTGCAGTATTTTGATACAGAGGATTTGGCACTGAAGGAAACAGAAATGTATATCACAGGCTACAAGGCGAAGCTCTATAAGGATACTTCCTATCGTGGTCTGTGGACAGTGTCATTTACATTGAACGAATTTTAAGAAGGTGGTGTCTTTGTATCCTGTATCACAGGCATTTATGGATGCAATCGAAAGCAATACAAGAAAATATTATTGGACAGGCACCATTGTCACAAAGAATAAAAAAGAATATGCCTTTGGCAATGAGGACATCGTCAAGGGCAGCGGATACATCACAAGGCAATGTTGCGGAAGTAATGAGATTGAATTGGGGACGGTCTATGCGGCAGAGATGGGCATCACGCTGTTTTCTGACATCGACCGCTACACCTTGGACGAGGCAGAGGTCAGGATATACTTCCACCTTGTGCTTCCAGATGGCACAGAAGAATCCATTCCTATGGGTGTCTTTGAAGTCAGCGAAGCCAACAGGCATATCAAAACGCTGGAACTGAAAGCCTATGACTATATGCTCCGTTTTGAGAAAGCACTGAAACTGACCGCATCCGGCGGTACGGCTTACAGCTTTCTTTTGATGGCAAGCACTGAATGTGACGTGGAACTTTCGCAGACAAAAGCGGAAATCGAAGCCATGCCAAATGGAAAAGAAACGCTTGGCATCTATTCCGATAATGATATGGAAAGCTACCGTGACCTTATTTTTTATGTGGCGCAGCTGCTTGGCTGTGTCTGCCAGATTAACCGTGAGGGCAAGCTGGAACTGATACCTTACGGTATTTCTCCTGTGGCAGAAGTAGCCAGCAGACATCGCTTTGATAGCAGCTATTCTGATTTTGTCACACGATACACGGCTGTATCCTCCACAAACCTTATCACGGAGGAATCGGAGTATTATGCACTCGACCCGGACGATGCCTTGACCTTAAACCTTGGTGTCAATCCGCTTTTGCAGTTTGGTTTGAAAACCACAAGGGCAAGGCTTATTACCAATATTCTGAATGCTATCGCTGTGGTGGACTATGTTCCCTTTGACAGCACCACCATTGGCAATCCGGCTTTTGACCCTATGGACGTACTGCGTTTCTCCGGCGGTCATGCAGATGAAAAACAGCTGTCCTGCATTACGAGCATTACCTATAAAATCAATGGAAAACACAGCTTGAAGTGCGTGGGTAAGAACCCAAAGCTGGCAGCGGCAAAAAGCAAGAATGACAAAAATATCACGGGACTGCTGAATCAGATTGAAGCAGGAAAAATCGTGGTTTACAACTTCATCAATGCTTCTCCTTTTACCATTGGCAGTTCCAATACGGAGATTATGGCGATTGCCTTTACCTCAAAGGAAGAAACTACAGCTACCTTTCTGGCAGAAATCCTCTTTGAAGTGACCAATGATGAGGTGGAGCGAACCGTTCATGGGACGGTGCCAACCGTGGACGAGGAAGGCACAGAGGGCAGCAAGGAGATTGATTTTACCTTTTCAGAGGTCGGACAGTCGGAATTGACGGTCACTTATAAGATGAATGATGAAGAGGTCAAAACCTTTTATCCGAAGAAGACCTGCATAAACGGGAAGCACATCCTTACGCTGTTTCTCCCAATCACGCAGGTCATTGCCAACAGTGAAAACACGCTGGCGGTATATTTCAAAATAGCTGGCGGGACGCTGACTATCGGAGAATCACAAATCCGTGCAACCATCAGCGGACAGGGACTTGTGGCTGGCATCGGTGACTGGAATGGACGCATCAGCATTTCCGAGACCATCGACCGTATTCCGATTGCACAGACAGCATTCGGTTATAATGCCTTTACGGATAATGTGGCAGTGGTATTCCCAAGGATTGTTCTCCGCCCAATCACACAGCAGATGACTCGCATTCCGATTATGGAAAGCGAATTTACCTACCATCGTTTGAATGAGAGAGTGACGGCAGTGGAGGTTATCAAGACATTTACAATGGACAAGGACTTCCCACCGCACTACGACCAGACGGTTGTGGAAGTGAATGAGGACGGTGCATTCTGTATGATCAGCGATTACGCATTTGTATCCTCTGCGGAAGAAATCAACGCAGGTCAGCTGCAGCATCTGACCGTAGATACAGAGCCATTTGAGCGTGTGGAGAGATTGGAGGTGACAACGTGCTGATAGATGAAACAAAATATATCTGGTCAAAGTGGCAGCAGCCTGTTTTCACGGATAACGAAACGTGGGGCATGGTTTCTGCCACTTCTGTACATGAGGTGTCCGGCATGGATTATTCAGCTTTCCATACTCTGGATGGAAATGCGGATACCCATTGGGAGAGCGGCGAAGCGGTAACCAATGCACAGTTTATCTGGCGGTTTGAGAAGCCGCTGAAAATTTATCGGATAGAGCTGGTCAACAAACCGACCAGCAACATTCATATCACAAAATCCGTGGAAGTCTATGCAGATGAAGAAATGACTGAACCGATTATTACTGGCGAGTTTCCGGCAGTATCCAAAAGCAAATGTGACTTGGAGCCGGCACAGCCGTTCTCCTGCGACTGCTTGGTATTGAATCTCTCCTCGGATGCAGAAGCCGGAGTGAAATATGTAGGTCTTACGGAAATTCGCCTGATTGCGGAGATCGGACAGGAAAAAACTGTCCTTCTTCCATTCCTTAATACTGCGGAAAATATGGAGTACGTGAACAACGGCTATAACGATGACAGCACTTTTAATACCGAAGGTCTGGACGGCTTTATGTTTAACGGCATTACTGCCAATCCGCTGTACATCTCAAGTAATCACTGGTTGGGATTTGGTGCGAATACAGAGCAGCTTAGAATCCTGCGCAGGGACGGCTGCTCCACTGCCATCTACAGACAGCTTGGGGAAACCACCAACGGACTGCAATTCCTCAAAATCCGCTTTGAAGGCTATACGGCCTATAACAACCGAGTGGATGCTACACGGCTGCTATTTGAACTGTTCCTGCTCTCCAACAACGATATGTTTCTGAATGTCATTCAGACTCCGACCAACACCGGGTATCTTGGAACCTCGGATATGATATGCGGCGGAACTACTACAGCACTTACACTGGCAGACGGCAGCGGTGGCGGAACACAGGTCAGCTTTTACCATCAGGATGAGGGCGGACGTACATGGAATGTTGTATATGCCATGTATGAAGAAACCGACACTTACTCCTTTGCCTATCTGGTGCGGCAGGCAGATGCCTTTTATACCTACGCAGAAGGAGCATTGGAAGAAGTGTCTGTCGAAAATCTAACGGCGGCCATGTTCTTAAAATATGGCTTTGAGGAAATACCACCCTCAGAAATACTAACACCGATTGATAATATGCAGATGTATCTTTGGAAAGCCGGAGGAACAGAAGAACTGCTGAAGGCAAATGTGAAAGCCTATCCATATCCGCAGGTGTTAGATGCTGTGGCAGATATGAGTCACATCTCCATTCTCGGCATCAAGATGATGACTGCAGAGTATTCCGGGGATGTATCCGTGTCGATTTCTGTCGATAACGGTCAGTCCTATTCGGAGAATATGCCACTTGGAGATTGGCTGAATACCGATGTGGAGGAGCTTTATAACAGCTTGAGCGAGGAAAAACGTCTGCTGCTTCGGTTTACACTTCACGATAACGCAGCCATCTCACGATTCAAGATTACCTACATCAATTAAAGGAGGAGAACCAAATGCTGAAAGGTAAAATGAAAATAGAACTGACGGATGTCCATACGGGCAAAACCGAAACTGTGCTGGAGCAGAACATGGTGACCAATGCGCTGGCTAATATTTTCAAGCCGATGGGACTGGATAAATCCCCCGGCAAGATGATAAACGGCATGAATCCCTATTACCAGACTGTCCTTGGCGGCTTGCTGCTCTTCGATGCAGAGATTGAGGAAAATGCCAATAATCTGTATCCGCCATCCGGGGTAAACCTAATCGGCTGTGCTTCCTATGGTGTCCAGAACAACACCACGGGAACGCTCCGTGGCGGTTTCAACCAGACGGAGAGCGAACTGAACATGACCGACCGCTATATGAAATATGTGTATGATTTTACCACCTCGCAGGCAAACGGGACGATTTCCTGTGTCTGCCTGACCCACAAAAACGGTGGGTATACTTCCTATGGCGGCAAGGATGCACCCTTTGGAAGTAACTATGGTCTTGGTATGCAGGTCTGTGACGGACAGCTTCAATATGTTTATACCAATTACACGGGAGCAAGCACCGGGGATAAGTATTCCGGTATGAGCATTGGTACGACAGAAGCGATTTTCCTCATCAATATGGAGGAGGATGCCGTGTATTATTTCCGTATTGACAACAACAAGAAGATTACGATTACCAAACGCAGAGCCTATATGAAATCTGTATCGGTGCTTGAAAATCCTTACTCCACCAAACCACTCATCGATTCCTTTGAGTTGGAGGAACTGAAGACGGAGCTGCCGACCAATTACACTTCCTATAACTTTGATATTGCAGACAACTGCTTGTATATCGTAAGCTGTGCCAACTACTATGTTGAGGTAGATGCCACCTTTGTAGTAACAAAGGTCAGCTTTTCCAACTGGAAGGTTACGCAGTACACCATGACCAATACCACAGCAGAAAGAATCAATCTCAGCGGGATGCGTACTTCCTATGTTCACAGGGGCTTTATCGTCTTCCGAGGTTATAACAATTCCAACCATATCTTCAAGATGGAGGTTGGAAATTCTGCGAATGTGGAGCAACTGAAGCTGGTAGGCTTCTCAAGTATCAACGGAACCTTTGCATTGGGCATCAATGGCCGGGTCTATATCGAAGGGTACAGCGGCGGAGTTTATTATCTGTATGTAATTAACCTTGATTCGGATGAGATTCTTAAGGTAGAAGCCTCCCGCATCATCGGCGGCAGTAATTATCCCTGCTACACCCCAGTGCTGAATGAGCCGATGCTGTGGTTTGCAAGCTACGGAAACTGGTCAACGATTGGATATTTCATCATGTCCAATTATCTGGCTACCATCAATAACCTGTCTGAACCCGTGACGAAAACGGCAGATAAAACCATGAAAGTCACGTACATCATTCAGGAGCAGTAATAACCTTATATTCGGAAACGAGGACTATCCAATTTTGGACAGTCCTTTTTTCATACACAAAAATCAAAGAAAGCGAGAAATTTCACATGAAAGAATTCTGGAACACGATTCAAATTGTCTTTGCAGGCATCGGCGGCTGGCTTGGGTATTTCCTTGGCGGCTGTGATGGTCTGCTCTATGCACTGATTGCTTTTGTTGCGGTGGATTATATCACGGGAGTGATGTGCGCCATCTCCGACCACACGCTCTCCAGTGAGGTGGGTTTCAAGGGCATCTGCCGAAAGGTGCTGATTTTTCTGCTTGTGGGGATTGCAAACATCCTTGATATGCAGGTCATCGGGACAGGCAGTGTACTGCGTACAGCAATCATTTTCTTCTACATTTCCAACGAGGGTGTATCCCTGTTGGAAAATGCCGGACACCTTGGTCTGCCTATCCCTACGAAACTGAAAGAGGTTCTTGCACAGCTGCATGACCGCAGCGAGAAAGGAGACGAATAATTATGGCTTATACAAACAGTCCGCTTGTAGTTTACGCGGGACTCAGTCCGAACCACTCCGGGCAGAGAACCCATTCCATTGACCGCATTACACCTCATTGTGTGGTTGGTCAGTTATCCGCTGAGACCATCTGCGCCTGCTTCCCGGCAGGACGAGATGCAAGCTGCAATTACAGTATCGGTACGGACGGCAGAGTGTCCTTATGTGTGGAGGAAAAGAACCGTTCTTGGTGTTCCTCCAGCAGTGTCAATGATCAAAGAGCCATCACAATTGAATGTGCCAGTGATAAGACAGAGCCGTATGCCATGAACAATGCGGTGTATAACTCTCTTATCAAACTCTGCACAGATATCTGCAAGCGTAACGGAAAGAAGAAACTTCTGTGGTTTGCCGATAAGGACAAGGCCTTAAACTATGCTCCGAAGTCCGATGAGATGGTAATTACCGTGCATCGATGGTTTGCCAATAAAAGCTGTCCGGGAAACTGGCTGTATGCAAGGCTGGGTGATTTAGCAGCGAAGGTAACGGCAGAACTTGGAGCAGTAGCACAGATACCGACTACGGACAGTACGGTATGGTATCGTGTGCGTAAGACTTGGGCAGATGCAAAGAGCCAGCTTGGTGCGTATAAGGAACTTGCCAATGCAAAAGCCTGCGTGGACAAGCATCCGGGATATAGTGTGTTTGATGTAAATGGTGTAACCATCTACACATCTAACATAACTACTTCCGCTGTGCTGTTCAAGGTGCGAGTGTCCATTACTGATTTGAATATCCGCAAAGGCTCCGGCACGAACTATGCCAGAACCAAGTATATCCCAGTTGGTACATACACCATCATGGAGGAAGCTGATGGACAGGGTGCATCCAAGTGGGGACGATTAAAGTCTGGTGCAGGCTGGATTTCGCTGGATTACTGCAAGCGGGTGTAAGCATACCATCCGAACACAGGACACAAGCGACACAACAAGTGCAAAAAATTCTTATACGCGCGTATGTGCGCTCACGAGTGCGCCTGCCCCTCTATAAAATAGAATAAAAATTATATAGATATTCTTGTGATACTTGTGTACCGACTTGATGCCCGTCTTGGATTTCATTCCTTGGCGGGCATTATTTTTTGACCTTTTTTCGGCTGTCGGTTCTTGAATGGTGTGTTTCTGTCCTTTCCCTGTTAGAGGCAATGACCTCGTAACGATGGGAGGTGTCAGCAGTGACAGAAAATCAGAAAGCGCAGATCTGCGCACTCCGAAAACAGGGTGCCGGATATATGAAGATAGCACAGCAGACGGGCATATCACAGAATACCATTAAATCCTTCTGCCGCAGAAATAATCTGACGGTGCAGGAAACAGCTGATGTGCCTGCCGGAGAGCAGTCCGTCTGTGAGTGCTGTGGTAAGTCAATGGTGCAGAGGGATGGAAGAAAGAAGAAACGCTTCTGCTCCGATGCCTGCAGGAATAAATGGTGGAATGCCCACCTTGATATAGTGAAGCGGAAAGCCATCTACAAATACCAGTGTCCGAACTGCGGGAAAGCCTTTGAGGTATACGGCAACAGCCACAGGAAGTATTGCTGCCACGAGTGCTATGTGGAGCATCGGTTCGGAGGTGGTCTTGATGGATAAGCAGGAATTTAAGAATGAAAAGCTGTATCAGACCACCATGCTTATGGCAAGAAAGATGCACTCAGAGGGCGTTATTTCGGATAAGGAGTATGGGCAGATTGATACAATTTTCAGAGAGAAATACCATCCAACTTTGGGTACATTATTTGCCGACATATCGTTGACTTCTGGGGCGAAAAGAGTGATGTATAGTAGCGGAAGGAAGTGATTATATGCCGAAAATAAGCAGAATAGAGCCGATTGTGCCTGCCATAAAGCCACTGAAAAAAGTGGCCGCTTATGCCAGAGTATCCATGCAGTCAGAGCGAATGATGCATTCACTTTCCGCACAAATCAGCTACTACAGCAAAATCATCCAGAAGAACCCCGACTGGGAATATGCGGGTGTTTATACAGACGATTTCATCTCCGGCACCAATACGGTCAAGAGAGATGAATTCAAGCGAATGCTCAGTGACTGTGAAGCAGGAAAAATAGACATCATTCTGACAAAATCCATTTCAAGGTTTGCCAGAAATACGGTAGACCTTTTAGAAACGGTAAGAGACCTCAAAGCCAAAGGCATCGAGGTGAGATTTGAAAAGGAAAACATAAATTCCATGAGCGGAGACGGTGAGCTGATGCTTTCCATCCTTGCATCCTTTGCACAGGAGGAAAGCCGCTCCATCAGCGAGAACATTCGCTGGGCAACCAAGAACCGCTTTGAAAAGGGCATCCCAAACGGAAAGTTCAGAATCTTTGGATACCGATGGGAAGAAGACCAGCTTGTGATAGAGCCGAAGGAAGCGGAGATTGTGAAACGCATCTTTCAGAATTTCCTTGATGGTAAGTCCAGACTGGAAACGGAAAAGGAATTTGCTGCCGAGGGCATTACCACGGCAAACGGCTGCCGATGGGTGGATTCCAACATCAAGGTGGTGCTTACCAACATTACCTACACAGGCAATCTTCTCCTACAGAAGGAGTTCATCGAGGACCCTATTACAAAACGAAGAAAGAAGAACCGCGGAGAACTGCCGCAGTATTTCGTGGAGAATACCCATGAGCCGATCATGGATATGGAAACATTCCAGTATGTGCAGGACGAGATTGCAAGGCGAAAGGAATTGGGTGCTTTGGCAAACAAGAGCCTGAACACCTGCTGTTTTACAGGGAAAATCAAATGTTCCTCCTGCGGTGTAAGCTATATGCACAACAAACGCACCGACCGAGGAAGCGTTCTGGAGTTCTGGTGCTGTGGGTCGAGAAAGAAAAAAGGCGGAAGGTGCGAGGTTGGCGGCAGCATTAACCATGAGAAGCTAAAACAAGCCTGCACCGAAGTCCTCAGACTTACGGAATTTAACGAGGATGCTTTTCTTGAGCAGGTGGATGTGATATATGTTCCAAAACGCTATGTGCTGGAATTTCACATGACTGACGGCAGGGTTATCACAAAGGACTGCCCCAACACAGGACACAAGGACTGCTGGACGGCAGAGTATCGTGCCAAGACCTCGGAAAAGCGAAAAAAGAATGGCACAAACTGCATAGGAGCTTCCGGCTTTACCGGGAAACTCAAATGTAGGAACTGCGGATGCAATTTCAGAAAAGCCACCCAGCCATCAGCCACGGCAAAGGACGGAAAAGCCTATTACTGGCGATGTGCAGACCACGGAAAAGGCTGTAAGACCATAGGCCTGCGTGAGGATGTGCTGAAACCGCTCTTTGCAGATGCCCTTGGAATGGCAGAGTTCGATGATGCCCTTTTCCGAAAAAAGGTGGATTTTGTTTGGGTGATGTCGAAGACGGAGCTGGAGATGCACTTGTCGGACGGCAGTGTACAAACACTGCTTTATGAGCCGCCAAAAAGAAAAGGTCTGCCAAGGACGGAAGAACAGAAAGAGCATATGCGAAAGGTCATGCAGAGCAAATGGACCCCGGAGCGAAAAGCTGAGATGAGTGAACGCATGAAGCAGATGAGAAAGGAGCGTGGAGAGAATTGGCGAAAAGAAAAGTAACTGCAATCCCTGCAACTATAAATAAATTCACTGCCGCTCCTGTGAACAGCAGGCAGAAACGCAGAGTTGCAGGCTATGCCCGTGTCAGCACCGACCATGAGGATCAGGTCACAAGTTATGCGGCACAGGTGGATTATTACACGAATTACATCCAAGGCAGAGAAGATTGGGAGTATGTCGGGATATACACGGACGAGGGCATTTCAGCTACCAATACCAAAAAGCGTGACGGTTTCAACCGCATGGTGGCAGATGCCTTGGCTGGGAAGATAGACCTTATCATTACCAAGTCGGTCAGCCGTTTTGCACGAAACACGGTGGATTCCCTTACCACCATCCGAAAGCTGAAGGAACACAACGTGGAGTGCTATTTTGAAAAGGAAAACATCTGGACATTTGACAGCAAGGGAGAGCTGCTCCTTACCATTATGAGTTCGCTGGCACAGGAAGAAAGCCGCTCCATTTCGGAGAATGTCACATGGGGACACAGAAAGCGATTCGCTGACGGCAAGGTCAGCTTCGCCTACTCCCGTGTGCTTGGTCTTGAGAAGGGACCTGACGGAAACATCGTGGTCAACCAAGAACAGGCGGAAATCGTGAAGCTGATATTCAGGCGATTCCTTGAGGGCATGACACCCCACAGTATTGCGGCGGAACTGACCGATATGGGAATCAAGTCTCCCGGCGGCAAGGACAAATGGAACTCTGCCACGGTACGCAGGATGCTTTCCAATGAAAAGTACAAAGGCGATGCCCTGCTCCAGAAGGAGTTCACGGTGGATTACCTTCAGAAAAAGACAAAAAGGAATGAGGGCGAAGTTCCCCAGTATTATGTGGAAGGCAACCATGAAGCCATCATTGAGCCGAGTGTATTCGACTTGGTGCAGACCGAACTTGCCAAACGCTCCAAGAAAAGCGAAGCAAGGTACAGCGGTGTCAGTATCTTCTCCAACAAGATAAAATGTGCAGAGTGCGGGAGCTGGTACGGCTCCAAGGTCTGGCATTCCAATGACAAGTACCGCAGAGTGATTTACCGCTGCAACCACAAATTCGATGGAAACAGGAAATGTGAGACCCCTCATGTGACAGAGGAAGAAATCATCGCCGCTTTCATAAAGGCAATGAACACAGTCATAACCGAGCGTGAGGAAATTATCGGAAATATCAAGCTGATAAGGCAGACAATATGTGACACCGCAGGTCTTACGGAGGAACAGGACAAACTACGCAGTGAGATGGAGATTGTGGTGGAACTGACCCAAAGCTGTGTGGCGGAGAATGCTCGAACCGCACAGAACCAAGAGGAATATCAGAAACGCTATGACGGCTTGGTGGAGCGATACGAAAAAGTCAAATCAAGGTACGATTCCGTTGCGGAAGCCATTGAGGAAAAGCAAGCACATTATGAGAAGCTGGGCATTTTCATTCAGACCCTTGAGGAGCATGGAGAGCCAATCACAGAATTTGATGCCGGGATGTGGGGCAGCATGGTGGAATTCATCACGGTGGACAAGAATAAAAATATGACCGTCACATTTAAGGACGGGTCGGAGATAGCAGTATAACAGCGGTCAGAGATACACGGACACCTTGCAGAGATGCAGGGTGTTTTTCTCTTTTCGGATATTTTGTAAACAGCGTGCCTGATGGATTGTAAAACAGGAAGGAATGTGATATAATAAATTATCTTATTTGTGAAAGATATTAACGCACTTCTGAGAGGTGGATAGAACTATGATTAAAAACAATATTGAATTGGATGTAAAAATAAAGTGCATAGAGAGCGGTATCACACAGGCACAGTTAGCAGAGAAAGTCGGCACCTCAAGTCCATATGTGAATCGCATCATTAAAAAGCAAGACGGTGTGGTCAATAAGACATTTGTGCAGATGTTAGAAGCACTGGGGTATGATATAGAATTGACCTATGTCAAAAGAGATAAAAACTCGGAGGGTAAAATAAATGGCTAATGAATTACAACCCTTATCATTATTATTCCAAAACAGGCTGTTCAGAATACCCGATTATCAGCGTGGATATGCTTGGCAACAGTCACAGTTAGTGGATTTTTGGGATGATCTAATTAATTTACAGGAAGGAAGATATCACTACACAGGGCTTCTTTCATCGAAAGTACTTAAAAGTGCTGAAACCAAAAGTTGGGGCAGCGATTTGTGGATGGTGGACAAAGGCTTTAAACCTTGTCATATCGTAGATGGTCAGCAAAGATTGACTACATTTATTATTCTTCTGAATGAAATTGTCGAGTTTGCACGTTCACTGGACTGTAATTCCGGCAAGACAGATGATGAAATAGTGCTTGGATATGATACATTAAAAGATGTGGTTGCAAAATATATCTGCCAGCGCAGGCCACCAAATAATCAGATTACTACTTATCTTTTTGGTTATGAAGTTGATAACCCAAGTGCGGATTATCTTAGATATCGAATTTTTAATGAGCCGTTTTCTGGGACTGTAAATGAAACATATTATACAAAGAATTTGAAGTTTGCAAAATCCTTTTTCCGTGAAAATATAGTGGCACTGTACGATGCAGAGGGTGTGGAAGGATTGAGCAATCTGTATTTGAAATTAACGCTGCGGCTAATGTTCAATATACATGAGATAGCAGATGATTATGATGTATTTGTGGCATTTGAAACCATGAACAACCGTGGAAAGAGACTAACGAATTTGGAACTGCTCAAGAACAGGCTGATTTATCTGACAACACTGTATTCCGATGGTAAATTTGATGAGTTAGATAAAAGCAATCTTAGAGGACAGATAAACGATGCATGGAAAGAGGTATACTATCAGCTGGGAAGAAATGAAAAAACACCATTGTCAGATGATGAATTTTTGAGAGCACATTGGATTAGCTATTTTGCGTATTCCCGTAGAAAGGGCGATGATTACATTCATTTCCTGTTAAACAAGTTCTCTGCAAAAAATATATTTGAAAAGAAAACAGTTGTAATAGGAGAAACTGCGGAAGAAGTGGAAACTGTAGATTATGATACAGAAGATGCATCCAATGAACCGATGGAGCAGGAAGTTCTTGAAGTATCAAAACTTGAACCCGCAGAAATATCTGCTTATGTCAATAGTTTGAAAGATACTGCAAAATACTGGTATGACACATTTTTTCCTATGCAGAGTGAGAATTTGTCAAAAGAGGAAAAGCTGTGGGTAGACAGACTGAATCGTATCGGTATCGGTTACTTTAGACCGTTGGTTATGGTAATCATCAGTCGCAGAGATGTGGCAGCAGAACAGCGAATTGATGCGTTTATGGCAATGGAAAGATTCATCTTTATTTGTTTCAGACTTGGGTACTTTAATGCCACATTTAGAAGCAGTGAATACTATCGTGCGGCCAGAAGCATCTATTTGAAACAGATGGAAATCGGTGATCTGGTTGATGATATTACGGAAACCTCAAATGCCAATATTGAATATGCAATTCCAAACTTTGTAACTAAAATTGAGAAACACTTTGATAGTATGGGTGGTTTTTATTACTGGAATTCCATAAAATATTTTCTGTATGAGTATGAACTTAATCTTGCACAGAAAAATAATCTTGATAAGGTGAGCTGGGAGATGTTCACAAAAACCGAAAAGGATAAAATATCTATTGAACATATACTTCCCCAGACTCCAACCAAGTATTATTGGAGAAATCAGTTCAGACAATTTGATGATGAAGAAATCGAACTACTTTCATGCGCTTTAGGAAATTTACTACCATTATCACAAAGTATTAACTCATCATTACAGAATGACAGTTTTGATGATAAAAAGACATCAAAATCTTCTGGAAGACGAGGGTATCAAAACGGATCTCATTCAGAAATAGAGGTGTCGAAAGAAGCAGATTGGTCTGCTGATAGAATCTATCAACGAAGCAAAGCACTGTTAGGATTTATGGAAAATCGCTGGCAATTTAGTTTTACCACTGAACAGTTAAATAAATTAATTTATGTGACATTTGCTATTGATGGCAGAGAGATACCTAAGCCTATTGATGAAATGATAGATGATAAAGCAAATGAACCTGCATTCAAAAGCAGTCCGACAGTAGATACAAATCAAGAACTGGGTAATCAGCAGCTGATGTTTTGGACAAGATTCGTAGAATACTGTGAACAGGAAGGCCGTGCAGAAGATATGGCAAGCAGAAAGCCATATCCGCAGAACTGGTATGATATTCCTGTGATTGATGCCGATTTCCATATCTCTTTTACTGTGACCAGAGGAAAGTATTTGTCCTTATTGATTTATGCATACAATGGTGAGGCATTTTCACGTCTTGAAAGCAAGAAGGAAAAAATAGAGTCCGTGTTTGGAGATAAGTTGGATTGGTATTCAAGCAAACAGAACAGTGTGGCAAAGCGTATCATATATAAGAAGGAATGTGAAATCTTCAACCCGGCAAAACAGCAAGAATTATTTTCTTGGATGATTGATAAATATGATGAGTTGTGCAATGCACTTGTAGTCGTAGGAGAACTTGATGAGGACACATCTCCTGATAACAAATTTGATCCATTGAAAAAATATCTCAAAGAAATGAAGAAGAATGAAGTTACATTGTCCTTTTCCGATGTGGAGAAGATTATTGGAACAGAACTTTGTAAATCAGCTTATAACTATTCAGCTTACTGGCATCCTTCTCCAACACATACTTTGCCAAATACAATATTGGATGCAGGATATAAGATTGCTGCAGTAGATTTGTTGGCAAAGAGGATACAGCTTGAAAAACAATGATATGAGCAGGAGGTGGCAGCAGATGCCGACAATAACGAAAAAGCAATTAGAGGATTATGAGCAGCTTTGCCGTGACAGGAACAGTGGTCGTCTGCTGACCCCGGACGGACTGCGTTTTATCTGTGAAGCGTATCACTATGATGCAGAGAAAATCGGACAGCATTTCTTGGAGGAACTGCCAAGAATATGTTCGAAGAAGGAAAAATAAATCAGAATGGATAGAGGTGTACATTATGCGAAAATGTATAAGATGTGAAGTTGAAATGAAAGAAAACTATGATGTAAAAGTAGAAGGAGCGGCATATGGATTGAAAATAACGAAACCCGGAATCTTTAAAGGAAACCTTGGTAAAGTTCATTGTGCTGTTTGCCCTAATTGCGGATATATCGAATTTTATATTGATGATACAGATAAAATATCCGATTAAGGAAATTCCAGTATGCCACCGAAAGGAGGTCATGCCCATGAGTGCAGCAGTGGCTTTTGCACCCACAATCGTTAACAGGGGTGTGCATTTGCACCCATTATCGTTAAATAATGCACCCACTAAAGCTAAATTGTCCCCCAAAAAGTAGACAGTAAAAATGCACCCACCCTGCAATAAATGAAGCGCAGGTAACTGTTATTGAGAAAATCCCAATTTGCAGACAGTGAATCTGCATCGTGGACACTGAA